ATGCCGTTTTCGGATGCGGTGACTTGGTTCTTGACGAGAACTCTGTCGCCAGCAACGAGGGTCACCCCGTCGATTACGTCGCCAGCCTCAAGACCGTCAGCGAGGTTGATTGCCGCCGTCGTCGCGACACGCACTGACCTCTTGACATCCAGACCCTGGCGGGCAGCGTCAACATAACGCTTGTTGGCGGCGTGGGTGTCCTGTGTCGGGTCGCCAACATGAATCTTTCCGTCGCCATCACGCTTGGCGAGCGTGCCGCCAGTCGCGTTCGCTGTTGCGGCGGTAAGGTCGTTGAAATGCGCGGCGGTCAGCAAGCCCGCGCTGTCCGCATCGGCAAGATTGAGCGTAATGGTAATCGTGCCGTTTTCTTCGTTGAGTGTTATCGCATCTGTGTTCGCGCCACCCGTGACGACATTGTGGAGCATCTTTCTCCACGCTGAACCCGAATAGACCTTGATGGTATCTTCGGTTGAGTTATAGATGAGGCGACCCTCAAAATTGCCCGAATTCGGGTCAGACGCAAGAACCTCAAACGTGGCATTAATCAGTTGATTTTGATTAAGGTTTAGATTCGTTAAGAACTTCTGAGCCATTGTTTACCTCACGTCAAATAGGCGTAACCCGAGAAGGGAGCCGAAAAAAGAACCCTTACTTGTGTGTCACTATCATACACTATTTCGCCGTATACCTTAGTTGATGCCGAGTCAACGACAGTCACGGAAGGTCTCCCACCGAGCGCATGAACAATGGTCCAAGTCGCGGAAGCGGCAGGCTGGTTGTGTACATGGCGGTCATTGAGAACCGCTTCATCTACCGTGGCAGAAGTAAGAGCCGTGAAAAACGGTGTGTCCGGCCACCCTGCGGATGTTTTGGGTCCGTAGAAGTCGCCAGTCTCCACATCAATGTAAATGTCTCCGATGTTTCCGTAGTCTGACGGGATATTGGGCATTAGATTTCCACCTCAATCTCCCACGGAACACCATTGCCGTAAACCAAAGATTGTCGGTTCACCTCAATCAAACCAGGGATGGTTACCTTCACGACATTCGGGCTAATCTCAACCAACTCCACGATGTTGCGTTGGTCTTCCACCACAGCGTTGAAATCGGCGTTGTTGATGTTTACCGGCACCGTGGGCATTAGCGTGTCACCTCTTTCTCAAGACGGAACTCGCCCCTCAAAACCTTGAAAACTTTGCCTGTGGAAGTTTGCTGTATTTCTAAGTCGTAGTATCCGCTTCGTGTCAAGCCTGCGGTTTCTCCGGGGGTAAGTTTTAGTTCAATGATGCCGCTGATGGGGTAGATGACAATGCGGCTGTTTGCTGTGGTGAGTTCTATGATTGTGCTGCTCGTCTCAATTTCTCTGCGGACGTGCATACGGGCAGTATAACCAGTAAGGTTATACGCCACACCGTCGGAGTCTTGCAACTCAATAGAGCGCTCAAAAGTTGAGCCTTGGTCGCAGACCATGTTGTATCTACCAGCCAGCATTTGTTACCTCGACACTAAACCCGTGTCTAAGTATAAAGCACAGCAGATAGTCGGAAAACGAAGGTTACTTCTTTTTCTTGCCGTGTTCCTCAATTGCTGCCTGCGCCACTTGGAAAATCGCGGTCGTCGTCTTGTCGCCAATTTTCGTAGAAACCCATGCGAGGGCTGTCAAAACGACCGGAGTTAGCACTGCCACTACCTCTGCGCTTAGACCTGCCTTGCCCGCGAGATACGCGAGACCGCCAAGTACTGCGCCCTTGACTGCTTGGTCGCTGATGTTTGCTTTTACGTTTTTGTCCATGTTGTTTCCTCCAACTATTCAATTTCGTCGGTTTCTTCAGGATTAGCAAAATCAACTTCACCTTCGGCGAGCATTCCGCTTGCCGAGTGAAGCATCCCGTAAGCAAGCCATGGTGTCATGGTTTGAGAAACGGCTAAGTGGAGATTTTGGGTCTCTTCATCAGCAACTTCTGCGATGATGATGTAATTTGTGACGATTTTGTCTGGCAAGGCATTTTTGATGGAATTCTGAATATCTTGCATCATTTGCTCTTGTTTTGCATCGTCGTCAGACATTGCACCACCCTTCTTCGGGATACTACAATTTTACACGATACTTTCCCGCAGGGCGGTGAGGAAACATTTAAGATATTAATTCGTGGGTGACTATGAGTCCCAGTGGTCGCGCAGGCTCAAGCACCAGTAACACACTTGGGTTTGATTGACCGACCGACAAACCAGTAGAGCCATAAGTTTGACCTATTTTGGTTTGGAATAAAACCGTATTCACACCAACCGTATAATTCACTGTTTTGTCGCCATCCAACAAAAGTTTTATCGCTTCAACCATTGCGGTAATAGTTCCCGCGTTATGACCGTAGTATCCCGTTTGTACCTGCCATTTGAAGAACGCATCAACACCGCCAGAAATTCCACCAACTGATATGTCTGACAATGCAATTACAGAAGTTGAGTCCAAAACACCAGAAGTTGCGCTGTCCAAAACAAATTCTGTCCACTCTTCACCCTCAGTAGACGGCTCAAAAGTCACAATAAGTTCTCGCCCCCTGAACTGAGCCAACCACTTCAACTGGTCTAATCTATCTATCAATATCGGCGCGATGAGAGCACTATTTGTTTCAATCTCTGATTCGGTAAAACCTTGACTCTCATTTGCATAAATGAAAGATTTTAAGGTTTCTTGAACATTTGTCAACGAATGTGTCATGACATCCAATAAACGAATCAAAGGAAACTGTACAGAATTCGTCGTTGGGTCTGCAAAATCGTTTTCTAGCAAAAGGTTTGGCAACAACGGAATGCATTCTACAAGAAACTCATTTTCAAACGCATCACCCAACATGGTTATGGTCGGACGAGAGATGTTTACGTCTCCCGCATCCGAATCAAAAACGATTTCAATTTCAAACCCAATGGCATAGCGAACATCATTTCCGTCGTCTGCCAAAGACAGCATTCTTGCTCGTAATAGTTTCCATGTCGGCTCATCCTGTACGCCGAGCAAATAGTGCAGGGTTCCCCATTCTCCCACAACCCTGTCGTTTGCGTCGGTGGACAATTCGTAATTGCCGGTTTCTGCGTCATATGTAACAACTGTCCTGATATTTCTCATTCGCAAAACACAATTTTTTGTTACGCGAACCCAAACAAAAGACACAATGTCATCGTTCAAATCTGTGGCACCAGAAACCGAAAATTGTGAAGGAATGTCTGTTGCGGGGTCCAACCAATCATTGAAATACACGGACCCCGAAACATCGCCGTTCGCCAGCAAAGACCCGTATTCCGAATCCTGATATACGGTCGTGCTGGTGGACAAAGAAAGCCCACCGTCGGCACGCCACAAATCGCTCAACTGAGCGAAGGCAACAGGTTCCCTGAATATTCTTTCTGATTCATCAATATAATTAACTACAGCCATATCATGTAGCCGTAGTCGTACAATTACCGATAGGTATCGCCCCTTTTTGCAGGAGTGTTATATCACCACCAGCAGCCGTTGCAAGCAAGGGCACCGCAGACGGAAGCGTTGACGCAACAGAAATCACATAGGACACACCGTCAACTTTTGCTGCCATCGCACTCAATTTTCTTTGGTCAATGGAAGATTCAAAATCCCATCCGTTAACAGAAAGATAATCTTCGATTACTGCAGAAACGGCGAGCGAAACAGACGCAGTGGAAAAATTTGGCAGTGTTTGTACAGAAATAGCAACATCAACAGCAAAACTATGCGTATCGTGCATATAAATTTTCAAGCCAGCAACTGTCTTGAGTTCCAAATCTTCTTCAATTATCAACTTTTGTGCGACGGATATCGGTTCACCTTCGGAATCGCACATTGATACCGACACGGCACCACCAACATCCGCAGTAGCGAATTCCATTCCATTGGCAAGATACACATGCCCTGCGGTCGTCGCTGCGGAAGCGATGTTGGCATTGGTTTTTGAATAAGTGAAAGTTGTGGAAGTCGGTGTTGTCGCAACCGCGTATGTTCCGTTATATACAGCATTTGTCATTTCGGCGACGACGACAGAGTTGCCAACGCTCAAGTCGTGCGCATACCGTGTGGTCAGCGTAACGGTATTTGAAGCGAGAACCGCGTTAATCACATCAGTTTGTTTTGCCTGCGTCAAATCGTAAACCTTAAATCTTGCGACGGTTGGATAGGTTGTGGCTATATAGTCCGTCATTTGTGAGGCTGTTGCAAGTGACTTATTCAAAGAGCCAAGAAACGTTGCGCCTCTTGAAAAATATTCCTCATCTGTTTCTGCGTCAGTTCCCTTTGTGCTTAGCGAAGCCAAGGTCATATCAAAAATGAACGGGCTCGTTGAAACGAGTGTAAGTGGTGACCCGACTGGGATATCGGGATACTCCGATGGCGTAACAGCCTCAACTGCTGTGGTTCCAGAAGTATTTCCCGAAGCGATGACCAAATCGTTGATGGTCTCAAACAAAAACTGTGTCAATACACCATCAACCAACACGTCAAACGAAACAACGGTTCCAGCGCTAATTGTCACGCCGGTGTTTACGGTCACGTCAAATGTTACGGTTCCTTCCGATGGTGTGGCACTAATTCTGTTGAAACCCATGAGTTTCAGCAATCCCTCCATCAACCCGTTTGGTAGACGGTTGGCTGCGTCAACCATGTATGCCGTTTGAAAGGATGTCGCCTCTAGGAGGGCATTTTCAACTGTTCCGAGTCTCGGAGTGAATTCAGGAAAAGATGTTTGTGCATACTCAACCGCATCTTCGTAAACCTCATCCGCATCTAAGTCAAAAACGGTGAAATCTACATATTCTTGAAAATTTGGGTTGGACATAATTAGGTAACTTTCTTAAATTTTATTTTTAGATTAATATTTCCGTCGCTATCTGCTCTCGTTACTGTTGAGTCTTCAGAAACTAGGATTTCTGGAACATACGATGCCGCCTCGTTTATGAGGGTGGTCAAAGATTTACCCGAAAAAGAAGGGTCGTCTATACCGAAAAGTCTGCTCAATGCAAGTTCGCCTTTTTGTATTTGTATCGCGTTTCCGAGCAGCGTTGCATAAAATTCGTCGGTGCCGTCA